ATGGCGTTAAAAATAGTAGCGATAAGTGATACACATGGATTTCACAAAGGATTGACGATTCCCGATGGGGATATGTTGATCTGCGCGGGTGACTTCTCCATGAGGGCAGAAATGAAGCATGTGGTGGAGTTTGCCCAGTGGTTCAATTCACACCCACATAAGCATAAGGTGGTTGTCGCTGGCAATCATGACATGTATTGTGAGGGAGAGCGACAGTGGACTAAGGACGAATTCTTTCCTGCGATTTATTTGGTCCATGAAGAAGCGGAAGTCAACGGCTATCGTGTCTTTGGTTCGCCCTATTCTTCGTGTATCTTTGTTCCGTCCGCATGGTCGTTTGACTATGACCCCAAGGGACCTCGTTCTGAGGGGCTGTGGAGTCAGATTCCAGACAACCTAGATATCCTTATCACACATGGACCCCCCAAGGGCATCCTTGATAAGGTTGACAGAACAAACCCGCGAGAGGATGAGCATGTCGGTGATGTCAACCTGTTGTATCATGTGAAACGAGCTTTGCCGCGAGCGCATATCTTTGGGCACATTCATGAAGGTGCGGGATCGTATATCTCTGATCTTTGGACCACCAAGTTCTATAATGCGTGCGTCTGTAATGGGAAATACAAGCCCATGAACCCTGTAACAGTGTTTGACTTATAAATAAGGAGACCCCATGCCCCAATACCTCGTAGAAAATACCGAGACCAAGATCATCAGTGAACTCCCCATCATGTCGTGGGTAGATTTTCAAAAGTTTCTTGCTGAGAATCCTACCTATACCGCTGTGCTGACCAAACCTGCATTTGTGAAGGTGAACTAAAATGCCAACCTATGATATCATGCACAAACCCACTGGGGAAGTGACTGAGAAGTTCATGACGATTGCGGCAAAAGACCTCTTTCTGAAAGAGAACCCTGATTATGAACAGGTCTACACGAAGATGCGAGTGGGTGATCCCGCAGCCTTGGGAGTGCAGCGTCCACCCTCAGACTTTACCGATCATGTGCTTGCCCCGATTGAGCGGTTCTATAACAGTGGCAAACAGCGCGAAACGCGATTCGGTCGGAAGGCTCGGAACGTCTGATGCCGCCATTCAATTTTACCAAAGTTCCAGGGTTAGACTATACCCTTGAAGTAAGAACAACCAATGCGGGTCGATGGTATACAACCCCACAGGGTAAGTGCTATCCCTCAGCCTCTTCGGTGACTGGTATCCTCTCACGCGAGGCGATTGCCAAGTGGCGAGCGAAAGTGGGGGCTGAAGAAGCAGATCGTAAAACAAAGGCTGGCGCAGACCGTGGCACCCTCATTCATTTTCTCGCTGAACGGTATCTCCTCAATACACTCACTCCCGATGATCGCATGGGACTCCTGCCCTACCACAAAGAACTGTTTTTACAAATCAAGAGAGAACTTGATAGGCATATTGCAGAAGTGTTTTGTGTTGAGCAATCCTTATACTCAGATCGGTTACGCCTTGCGGGTCGTTGTGATGCGATTGTGATTTGGGATGGCGTGTTATGTGTCCTTGATTTCAAAACTGCGGCATATGTCAAGCCTGAAGCATGGGTCTTGAATTACTATGTGCAGACCTCCGCGTATGCAGAGATGTTTGAGGAGCGCACGGCACTTCCAATCAACCATGTGGTGCTGTTGACTGCGATTGAGGGGCAATCCTTCCCCTCCATTAGTATGAAGAAGAAACATGAGTATCTTCCGGTGCTAGATCAGTGCATCGCCACCTATTACAGGGAACAGGGGGAAGTATGAACCATATCTTGTTTATCGTTATTATGACTGCTGCGTTATTGTTCGGACCTGAGTTGGGTGTTGAACAAGCCCAGTTAGTTGACCTGACTCGCACAAACTTGGTGGAGTGGAATTACAATGTATCCAAAACGATCAAGGAAGAGAAGTGTTTGACGGAAGCCATTTACTACGAAGCGGGAAACCAGTCTGAGATCGGCAAGGAAGCGGTAGCCTTGGTGATCTTGAATCGTGTGGGGCAGAAGCACCGACCAAAGACAATCTGTGGCGTGATCGCGCAAGCCCATGTGATTGAGGATAGAAAGATTTGCCAATTCTCGTTCTTTTGTGAAACAAAACGCAAGCCTATGAAGGAGACCTGGAACCAGTCACAGCAAGTGGCTCACAGGGTCTTGACAAACTACTGGAACCGTGATATAATATCACAGTATCAGGATGCGGTTTATTATCACGCACGATATGTCCACCCCAAGTGGGCGAAACACAAAGTTCGTGTTGGCATGATAGAGGATCATATTTTTTACAAGGAACCACAATGAATACCGCATGCTCCTGGTCCTCTGATGGGTGTTGGGAAACATCCTGCGGGGAGTCATTCACTATCAACGATGAGATGACACCAATGGAATGCGGTATGTGTTTTTGTTGTTTCTGTGGCTTACCTTTAGTCCAATTGGAGGAAGCATGAATGACGCAGTGACCAACTGGGCGTTTTATATCATTCTGACAGTGATGTGTGTGGTGTCTTTTGTCGCCACATGGAAATTGATGGATTTTATTTTTGGAGGGTCATAAGATGGCAAAGCTAGGTAACGGAAGTGCAACAGAGAGTTTGACAGAGGAACAACAGAAGAAGCTGGCAGCAGCCTTGAAGAATGCGTCCGACAGCATGATGCGTGCTGAGGGAGAATCTGAGTATCTTCGGGAGACGATCAAGAAGATCGCCGAGGAATTGAAGATTCCTAAGAAGATGGTCAACGTGATGGCAAAGACGTATCACAAGCAAAACTTTGAGGAAGTGGTCGCTGAGAACGATCAATTCCAGAAGCTCTACAAGACAGTGGTGAAGTAATGGCTCCCCACACAATGCCCATAAAAGAAGTGCTCGCAGCAATGGATCAATTGATTGCCATGTTGACACTTCTCAAAGCAGACCTCAAGAGGCTTGAGGAAAAGAAATAAAATGCCCACGAAAGAAGAGATCAACAGTTTCAGCCGAGGGTTGCGTGATACGGCAGAACGTAGACACGTTACCCTTTGGGAAGCCGTGTGTATGCACTGTGATACGACTGGAATGGAACCGGAGGTAGCCGCGTCATTACTGACTAAAGACGTGTTAGCAGATTTGACGGTAGAAGCACAAGACCTGAACCTTTTGAGGGTGCGGGGAAGGAAAGCGGGGAGACTCCCGATCTAATTATGACAGGGTTTGATGTTGCACAAGTCTATATGGCATTGAAAGCTCACTACTCCTCTGGTTCTTATGATTTCTTCAAATATAACGGCAGAGTGAAATGGCTCAACCCTGATCGGTTTGAACACCATAAAGACAAGTGGCAGTTCCACAAACTCTCCAAACTCTACCCTGACCGCGAGGCTTGCACCTTCTTTATCGCCTCCAATTTCTTTGAGTCTGGTGATGTCTGGATTCGCACGCTGTTTACGGAAGATGCTAAGAACATCTACCTTGAAAAGCTGCGGATCAAAGAATCGCTAGAATACCTCGTCATGCAGGATGTCGAGAAAATACGAACGGGCATGCTGTTGACGAGTGAGCAAAAACTTTCACGTATTCCCGAATTCAAAGATTACTTGACGGTGAAGGATGGGCAGAACCCCGCCTTGCTGAACCTCGCCTACCGCAATGAACTCCCCAAGGAGACGATAGTAGCCTTGAATGCCGCGATAGGATTCCTGCCGGTTTGGGAGAAGAAAATCGCTGACAGCATCATATTCCCTTCATTCAAACACCGCTGCCTTGCCTACGAACCCTTTTTGAAAATAAATGTAAAAAGTTTGCGAGAAAAGCTCAGAATGGAATTGACAAACACCTAAATAAGTGGTATAATTGTTCCTTATATGTGGTTCCCACATTATCCAACCATAGGAGGTTTTTATGTCCACTACACCTGTAGTTCCTGTCACGTTTGCTGCGCTTCTTCGTAAGCGCGGGTCCGTTGCTCACCTTGCCAAGGCTTTAGAAGCCACCACTAAGAAAACCAAAGAAGATGATCGCTTTTGGTCGTTGACGGTTGACAAAGCCGGAAATGGTCATGCCGTGATTCGTTTTCTTGATGCTCCCTCACAAGACGGTATCGATGGCTTGCCATTTGTGCGTCTCTTCTCCCATGCAGTCCAAGGTCCCGGCGGATGGTTGATTGATCTATGCACCACCACGATCAACAAGGATTGCCCAGTTTGCGAAGCCAACAAACTGTTGTGGAATTCGGGCATTGAAGCCAACAAGAAGGTCGCCAGTTCTCGTAAGAGAAAGCTGACCTACATTTCCAACATTCTTGTGATCGCTGACCCTGCCAAGCCAGAGACGGAAGGCAAAGTGTTTCTGTTCAAGTATGGAACAAAGATTTACGAAAAGTTGGATGCCAAGTGGAAGCCCGATCCAGAATTCAAGGAAACACCTGTCAATCCAACTGACATGTTTGAAGGCATGAACTTCAAATTGAAGGCACGCATGGTCGCCGGATATCGTAACTACGATTCCAGTGAATTTGCTAGCCCTTCACCAGTGGCAGCAACGGACGATGGGATCGCGGAGATTTGGAACAAGGCAAAATCGTTGGCGGAATTCGTGGCAGAAAAGAACTTCAAGACTTACGAGCAAACCGCAGCACGGTTGGCGAAGGTGCTCGGAAGTGCCGTAGCAGTCACCGTAGCGGAACACGCTGCTGGTGCTTTCAACGATGTTGATTCGGGAGTGGTCAGCGTAGAGACTCTCGCTGAAGCGCAGGAAGAAGGAACCGCGTCAGTACCGGAGGACATGGCATTCTTTGAGCGATTGGTAGACGGGGAATAAAAGAGGGTAAAAACCTTGTTTTGGAGGGGGCTAGGGAGTTATAAGACTCTCTAGCCCCTTTTTTATGCCCCAGGAAGGGGTCTAAATGACCCCAGGATCAACGATTAGGGGGAAGGTGGGTCAGGATGGGGTCTTAGGACCTGGCATAGGCTAGGTCGCGTGCGCGAACGTGGGTATCCTCACCACTTCTGGTGGGTGCCATACCTTGATTGATCGTGGTGGCTGAGTTATTGTTGACCGTCTTGTTCACGTTGGTCATTGGGGCGAAGATTCCCGCCGGACCTGTCGCCTCCGCATTCCTTCTTGCTTCGGCTGCGCTGTTCAAGTCCATTCCTACTGTGGGGGCTGTGGCTGTCATTATTGGCGCACCGGGAGTCGCCGGCGTAACAGTTTGGGGAGTTTGTGAGACTTGCGCGGGTCCAGTAGACGCTACCAC